TGCCGCAGGTACTTATTCTATTGTTATAAATGAAAGTATTGCTGGTGAGACTGGTTGGCATTCATCTGTCGCTGCCACGTTTACTATGACTGGCACTATAGCAACTGATGCAGAGACATTAGCAGGAAAGATTGCCAGCGCCAAGGATGTTAGTAATAATCCTATGAAAAATATTAGTGTTGAAATTAGTTCACAGAATTTAATTACAATACATCATACAGCAGGCGGAGAAATTTCTTTAACACTAACTAATGTTACCAACCCATTGCTGCCAGTTAATAACTTTGGAGCTAACCCTGTAGCATCTAATTGGTCAAGATTAATCACTGGCGACGAATTAGCACAAATTAGTCCAACTGCACCGGTTGATATCCCAGCTGACGGACGTTTATGGTACAACAGTATTATTGACGAAGTTGATATCATGGTACACGATGGCAACAATTGGAGTGGTTATAAAAACTATTTCTCCGGCACAGATTCCCAAGGCCCTATTGTTTCTGCAAGTAGACCAACAGTTAATAATTCAGGCTCAACACTAGCTGCAAACGATCTTTGGATTGATACTAGTGATTTGGAAAACTTCCCAAGAGTTCACAAGTGGAATGCCGATGACCAGAAATGGGTGTTAGTTGACAACAGCGATCAAACTACAGAAGATGGTATTTTATTCCACGATGCACGTTGGACAGATGCTGGTGATAATGCAACTGAAACTCCAAGCTCAATTAAAGAATTATTAGTAAGCGACTTTGTAGATCCAGACGCCCCAGATCCAGCATTGTATCCGCAAGGAATGTTACTATGGAACTTACGTCGTTCAGGGTTCAATGTTAAGAAATTTGTTAAGAATTACATTGACACAACTGAGATGAACCACAGAGTTAACAACGAGTTGATGACTGATTACTATCCACATCGTTGGGTAAGTGTTGCAGCTAACCAAGAAAATGGCGCCGGAACATTTGGTCACAAGGCTCAGCGTAAAGTTGTTGTACAGGCTTTACAAGCTCTTGTAAATTCTAATCAACAGATCCGTGATGAAGAATCTCGTATATTCAACCTAATGGCTACACCAGGATATCCTGAGCTAATTGGTGAAATGATTAGCTTAAACTACGACAGAGGCTTAACAGCATTTATCGTAGGAGACACACCAGCACGCTTAACACCAGATGCTACAAGCATTTCTAACTGGGGTTATAACTTGGCAGGCGCATTAGAAGATAACGACTTAGGCGCAGCCAGCTACGACGAGTACTTAGGTATGTTCTATCCATGGGGTTACACAAGTGACAACATTGGAAACAACATTGCCGTTCCTCCAAGCCACATGATGCTAAGAACTATTGCATTGAACGACCAAGTGGCTTATCCATGGTTTGCACCTGCTGGTACACGCCGCGGCGGAATTACAAATGCAACCGCAGTTGGTTATATTACCAGCGAAGGCGAATTCCAGTCAGTTGCATTTAATACTGGACAACGCGATACATTGTATGACGTTAAGATTAATCCAATTACTTTCTTAACAGGTGTTGGTTTAGTCAATTACGGTCAGAAAACTCGTGCTAGAAACGCTAGTGCATTGGATCGTATTAACGTAGCACGTTTAGTAATTTATCTACGTCGTCAGCTTGCTCAATTGGCAAAACCATATGTGTTTGAACCAAACGACAAGATTACACGTGATGAAATTAAAGGTGCAGCAGAAAGTTTATTACTTGAGCTAGTAGGTCAACGAGCATTGTATGACTACATTGTAGTCTGCGATACAAGCAATAATACACCTGCAAGAATTGATCGCAATGAGCTATACTTAGATATTGCGATTGAACCAGTTAAGGCAGTTGAATTCATTTACATTCCACTACGCCTAAAGAACACTGGCGAAATTAAAGGTCTATAATAATTAACGGAGCAATAAGATATGGCAATCGCAAGTTTATCAAAATTCACAGTTCCACTAGCATCTGACCAAAGCTCTAGTACACAAGGCTTGCTAATGCCAAAGCTCAAGTATCGCTTTAGAGTGATGTTTGAAAACTTTGGTGTTACTAGTCCTACAACAGAACTAACAAAACAGGTCAGCGAAGCTGCCCGTCCAAACGTACAGCATGATAACCAGACAATTATGGTTTACAATAGTACAATTAACTATGCAGGTCGTCCAAAGTGGAACACTTTCACAGTTAAACTACGTGACGATGTAACTGGTTCTGTTAGTAAACTAGTTGGCGAACAGATGCAGAAACAATTCGATTATTTCGAGCAAAGTTCAGCAGCCGCAGGCGGAGACTACAAGTTCTTAATGCGTATTGAGATGCTCGACGGCGGCAACGGTACACATACACCAGCAATCTTAGAAACATGGGAATGTTATGGATGTTATGTTACACAAGCTAACTATAACGCATTAAGTTACGGTGCCCAAGACGTCATGACTATTGATTTGACAATACAGCCTGATAACTGTATCCAAACATTAGGTGGTGCAGCAGCTCCTGCTGGACGTTCACAAGGAACAGCAGCCACAGCGACTGGTGCAAGAGTTTAAAAAAATTGGCTCACTTAGTGGGCCTTTTTTATAGGTTTTCATTAACTACCCAGTTAATGCTTACTGATAAATATTATTATGGCCTTTACACCTACTCCTGCATTAAAACCTGATCCAGTTATCTTATTAAGAGATGCACAACATGCTGCACGACTTTTTACAGATGATCAATTTCGTTTAGCTCCTAAACAGAAATTCTTATTTCACGTAGCTTTTAATATTAACGAAGCTGCTTGTAAAGATATTAATCTAGTACAAAGACATAAAAACGAATTAGGTATGCTTGTTAAAAATATTGATTTACCAGGGTACGATGTAACAGTTGAAACTGTAAATCAATATAACAGAAAACGTAAAGTACAAATAACTCACAAATCTAAAGATATCTCAGTTACATTCCATGACGATAACATGGGTGTAATAAACCAGTTATGGCAAAATTATTACAGTTATTATTATGCTGATAGTAAAAGTGCTGGTAAAGGCGGCGCATTTGCAAAAACAGCAATTAAAAATTTTAACAGCATTGTTGCTCCTTACGGTTTAGACAACGGCAGCGACAGACCGTTTTTTAATTATATTATGATTTATCAAATGGCCAGACACGAATTTGTAAGTTATAAACTTATAAATCCTGTAATAGTTAGTTGGGCACATAATAAAGTAGACTATAGTAGTAGTAACACACCCCACGATAATTCTATGACATTGGGTTACGAAGCTGTGGAATATAATGTTGGAACAGTAGATAGTCAAAGCGTTATTGGATTTGGTAGCGAGCATTACGACCAAACACCTAGTCCGCTATCAGGCGGGTCCTCTACTACCGCTTCTCCTAGTTTTAATGACAATTCAAATTTATCTACTAATGCAGCTGAATTTTATTCTAACTCGTACACAACAGTTAATACATATCAGAATACGCAGCAGAAAAATATTGCAGGTACTACGGGCCTTACTACAGTTAATACTTCTCAGCAAGGAGTAAGCGGTGTTGCTGGCGTTGCATTTCCTGTTACTCGAAATGCAAACGTTACTCCAGCCACAACAATTAAGTTAGGTTAAAATATGGCACTTGTTAATAATTTACCAACTAACCCAGATGACGTCAAAATGTTTTTTGACAAGTTTTTTGAACATGAAATTACATTCCCAAGTAATCAGATTGATGCAGTGGTTGGGTTCTTTTTAAAAAATGATTTTGATTTAGACAGCGCAAGGAGCACAGGAATTGTGCTGCTTAATCAAGCAAGATTAGATAACATTAATGTGTTAACATTAATCGACAGTCTAAAAAAATTAAATTCTATACAACTTAGTCAAGTTGTTGCACAGATTTTAAATTCTTACAGAGAAAAAACTAGTTTATTAGGTTACAGGATAGCACCAGTAGCTGATAACTATGACTCTAGAAACATTTTAGTTTAATTATGGCTGGTAAATTTGCTAAGGGTAAGTTTACCATGACTCACCCAGAAAAATACGTCGGAAACAAACTTCCTATATACAGAAGTAGTTGGGAATGGACATTCATGCGGTTTTGCGATACAAACGAAAATGTCCAAAAATGGGCTAGCGAAGCAGTACAAATACCGTACAGAGATCCGTTAACTGGTCGACAAACAATTTATGTACCAGATTTTTTTATACAATACTTAGATAAGCGCGGCCGATTAATTGTCGAACTAGTAGAAATTAAACCGGCTAGTCAAACAATACTCGAACGTGTTGGCCGGAACAAATACAACCAAGCACAGTTTGTTAAGAACCAAGCAAAATGGCAAGCAGCAAATAATTGGTGTAGGCAACAAGGTATCCGATTCAGAATCTTAAATGAAAATGATATATTTGACAAAGTATAAGCATAAGTAATTGTATGACTAAGAAACTTGAAGAAATTTTAAATCTGCCTGAAAGCAAAAAAATTATTAAAGATGAGGAAAAGAAAGCGCCTCTAGCTAAACCCGAATCATTTTTAAGAGATGCGGCAGAGTTTGATAAAATTGCCGCAGCCCTTCCTAAAGTAGAAGGACTGGGGTCAATGGCTGATTCTGAATTAGACGATTTAGCTAAGAAAGCTACAGATGCTTATGACGATATCATGGATTTAGGCATGAATGTAGAAGCAAGATATAGCGGAAGACTGTTTGAAGTTGCAGCCAGTATGCTTAAAAATGCTATTGATGCAAAAGCAGCTAAGTTAGATAAAAAATTAAAAATGGTAGAGTTACAGCTTAAAAAGCAAAAATTAGATCAAGAAGCTAATGAAGATAATGGTGTTACTTTAAACGGCGACGGATATATTGTTACAGATCGCAATAGCTTGCTTGAAAAATTAAAGAATATGAAATAAATATAGTATTAGGATCACGCTATGAAATCATTCAAAGAATATTTGACAGAAGGTAAAA